AAGTTAGTCCATAACCACCTTGACGTAATTGCTCTTGGGCAAGTTCATCTTGGGAAATACCGGGATACTTCTCTGTACTTACTATTGTAGAAGTACCATCTGCCTTGGTTTTAATCCTTACTTCTTGCTCTTCCGGTTCTGGACTCCACCGGGATAAAGATATCCTTTCCTTTTCCGCGGCTATTCTGTCAGCAAAATCTGCCTGACGCTCTGCCTCCATGCGTCTTTTTAAAAACTCTTGGTACTGATAGTTTCCTTCACCGCGCCTAAATCCCCAACTGTAAGGTGTTGCCATAATTATTTAAACCCCTGATTTGCAATACCAAGTGCCATAGCTATATTAGCCAGATTACCTATCTGCCCCATAGTGCTTGGTGTGGTCTGTTGGGTTGCCCCATACTGACCAGCAATATTACCAAGGTACTGTTGTAGCTGTTGCTGTGGCGCTGTGGTCTCATACTGATATTGAGCCATGGCTCTATCCATCTGAGCCTGATTCATTGCTCTCTGCTCTTCACCAACACCGCCCATAGCGGCCATGTTCTCAAGAGGTGCGCCCATGATGGTGGGGTATTGACTCATAAACTGAGGAACTCTTTCTTGCGCGCCTTGATAAGCACCCATGTAAGCCTGTGATAATGGCATCGTCATGCCTTTTGTTACCGCCTCAGAGATTGCCTGTTGCTGTAACATATCACCTCTACTACTACCACCGGGTTGGTAATCAACTAGACTATTTCTTATCTTAGATAAAATACCAGTCTCAGGCCGAGTCAGGCTACCTATAACATTCTGCTCTAAAGCGCTTCTGTAATCACCAAAGGGGCCAGCATTATAATCTACCTGACCACCCAAACCAGTATTTAAAGCATTTTCAGCAGACTGTTGCATACGCGCAGGTCTTGGGCCTTGTGTATACCCTTTTACATCGGCCATTGCCTGTTGCTCCATAGGGGTAAATCCCGCTAGAGTCTCATTAGGATAATATGAGGGTGCGCCTTGATTTAAAAGTTCAGCGGCCCTACCAAATCCTGCTTGGAGAAATGGCTGTTGGCCAGTACCTGTCATACCAGCAATATTTACTCCAGCACCCTTGGTGATATCACCCCACGGGGCTGTTGATGTAACTGATCCTCCAGACATTATATTTCTCCTAAATTATCCTTATACTTTAAATCCCGGTTGACCTGCCCCCGGATTCCATTCACCAGCTTGCCCAAAATAACCCCAAGCTCGGCCAGAACCTGCATCATGCCATTGCCAAGTGGGACTCCATGTTCCGCTATTAGTATTAGTAGTAGCAGCATCAGTGCTACCCTCAAGACCACCCTGAAAGGTGAATGGGGAAAATCCAGATGGGGTTCCCATGAAGCTTGGTTGCGCCCCTAATAGTCCTGTATCCATGGGCTGATAACCAGTATAAGGGTCTCCGGCAAGAAGACCTAAACCTTCTACTGTTCCGGGCTGGTATTCAGCGCCTAATCCTTCCCATCCTGCTCCTGTTTGCATATGAGGGACAGTATAATCTTCGGCATAATATGGTGATTCTGTAAGACCACCAAAAGTAGTTCCACCGCTTGTACTAATTACCCTTCCCGTTGAATCTTTAGTAACTGAACTGCCGTCATCATTAAATGTAGTTACATTCCCAGTTAAATTACCATACACATCTCTCTCTGGATACTCATCTTCTGGCCCCGCGCCTGAAACAGTTTGCGCCCATGATGTTGCTCTTGGGTCAGTAAGAGTATACATATCAGATTGGAGCATACCAATATAGGGATTGCCCTGCTCCCATCCATGTACTGTCCTACCTTCAGCGCCTACTTCCCGTGTCCATCCTTCAGGAAACTCTTGTTTTCCTCTTTGAAGAGCAATATCATACAAGACATCATTAGCGCCTTGCCAATTCCCTTGGGCTATATCATCTGAAAGTCTAGTATTTAATAATCCTATCTGTGCTGAAGTAAATCCTGTGGTGGGGATATTTGTACCGGTAAAATATGTTGCCCCTTCTGTGGCTCTTGAAAGATCATCTGCCGTCATTGGTTTACCAAAATCTACACCTGTAATTGGTCTCCCAACTGGCTCTCCACCTGCATCCCTTTGCTGGTATATGTCACTCCCGCCAGATTCAGACTCTACAGCCTGTTTCGCCCATGATATATTTGAGGATTCACCCTCTGCACTTTTTCCAGTGACCCTATATTGGCCGCTTTGAACTTTACCAACACTAGGATTCCCCTGACCTCCCGTTTTTCCTGACTTATAAGCAATAGAAAATAAAGCGTCATTAGCGCCTTTCCAGTCACCCTTTGCTATATCTTCTGCTATTCTATTCTCTAGGTCTTCTAATTCCCCTTCAGAACCCTTGAAGTCTTTAACAGGTATATTTGTACCTTTGATATAATCGGTCATCAGTGCATCCTAGACGTTAGGTCTTTTGTTATTATGTGGTATGAGCATCTCCAGTCCTTTAGTATTTTCAACCATCCTTTTCTACCCCAACACTCCAGAGAAGTGCAACCAACAGATAAAGCCCACTCTTCAATAAGGGGGATATACTCTATCCATTTGTCCATTTCTCCACCAGCTATTGAGATTATTCTCAACACCCTCTTTCTTGGATAGGGAACTATTTGGGTAACCATGGACGCTAAGATTTCATTGTCCTGCACTGCTGTCCATAACTGCATATCTCCGTTAGCTAAAACCTCATAGAAGTCGTCAGGAGACAGTTCCCCCTCTGAATGAGGAGTCATCAACTCTAATTGCGCTTGAATAGTTTCCCAAATATAGGGAATGTCATCAGGCGAAACTAATATAATTTTACAGCTTGACCCATGCTGAAGTGGATTCTTTAAAGAAATAAATTCCTTCGCCCTCTGTGTTAGGGTTCCAATTGGTTCCGTCTGCGTATCTAATGTCTCCGCCTCTCGGTTTTTCTGGTGCGACATGAGTCCTCTCTGTTCTTAGATATGTTTGGTTAAGTATAGTATTGCCCAGTCTTTTGAGTTCTGTAACAAGATAAATACCTAAGTCTTCCTTATCTGCGGGTAATGGCCCCGGCTCATAATAAGTAACAGACTTTACTACTCTGTCCTTGTATGTAGCCATTAGTAACTCCTTGAGCCTCTACGTCCACCATCCTCCAACTCAACTGTGTACCCATCTAATCTCCAATCAAAGTCTCCGGTTGACTCAAACTTTACACCATAGAGTTTGCCAGAAGCCCTGCATGAAACTTTTGATTGAGTGTCTGGATTGAAGGTGTAGGCAGAAGTCCAAGAGACAGCTTCTTCTGTAGACATCTGAGTGCCTACATAAACATTTACAGTGTTATCTCCAGATACCTGCATCTTGGGCCATATAGCTTTTATCCTCTTTACAACTGTTTGGTCTGGATTATTTTGAGCGGTATTAGACATCCCTGTGCGTTCAACATATGAGGTCATTAAGCTAGTGTCTTCCTTATTACCGGAAGCGTTGCGATAAAGTTTGGTGTCAGTAAGGGAGGCCATGACAAGAACATTCTCTACTGTACTCCAAGTTGCTGACCACCATCCCAAAGCACTGCTCCATGTTGGTATTGCTGCTGCCCAAGTTGTAAAAGAATTTGGATCAGCTATAGAACCATACCCAATATGAGACAAATCAGGAATATCTCTGATAGTAAATGCGCCATTAGTCCAATTCCAAACAACAGCCTTATTGCACTGGTTGGATGTACTTTCAGGGGTTGGAAAACAGGCCCACATCTCAGTGTTTCCATAATCAGCGACAACAAAAGACTTCTTATATTGAGCGCCGTCAATAAAACTAAATACATAATCTCTTATTTTGTGCGGAAGAATAGACTTAACTTGCCTACCGTCATTAATATACATATCCCCATTCCCGAAAAAGAAATGCTTGTCTTCAAACTCTGCTATGCAGTTCTTTGTAAGTGCGCCCACTGAAGGAGATAGTTGACGGAATGAAAAGATAAAAGGAGTTCCAACATACGTCATACTATAGATGGAATCATCCTTATATATCATAAAGGTATCACCAAGAGGTTTCCCGTCTAATATACCCCCCCTAGTATCAGCTAATTCATACTCTCCCGCATCTATTGTGGCGTCGGTTTCATCCCAATTTGCCGGTACAACTTGTGTAGCTGCTTCTGTTGACCATTTTACCTTTCTTGTAAAACGCTCATCATCCGCACCTGAAGAGTCAGTCACATTAAGTGCAACCAAGAAGGAGCGGAACGCTCTCATGGAATAACATTCTAAATCATTGGGCCACGCCGTTAGGTCTGCCATAACTGTGGCAACATCAGGCTCACCAGTGGAATCAAGCGCCCAAAACTGTGGGTCATCAAAACCATTAGTCATAACCAGAACCCCACCTAATACAGTGGATGTCCAGTTCTCTTCAGCGGTTGCATGATAAATTCCAGACGATCTAGTTATATCAGACCAATCATCAGTACTTTCTTTGTATACATGAATGGCAGCTGTTCCGCCTATTATCCAATAGTTATCTGCCGGAGTATTTAGGTTAGTAATGTAAAGCGGGACAATTGGGCAGGTTGCCATGACCTCTGCGTAGCCCGGTGATTTAATAATAGCACCATGCTCTGCTCTTACATTATTACCATCAGACCATACATTAGGTGGAAGCTGCCAAGGGTTTATATCCTTGACAATACCTACCTGTCCGACATTATCTACTGGGATTAGAGCCATTAGGAAACTTCATCCCACACCTGAGTAGATTCATTCCAAATAAAATCCCCATCTGGTTTGGGTGTGGGTGGCTGCCAGTCATGGTTAGAATCAAGATTCCATGATGGATACGGCTGTTGAGAAATAAATACCTCATTAACCTTATCATAGGTATATCCAATTCCTGCATACTGCTTCCTAAAATTATGATTATAAGAAGTTTGAACCCAGTTAAATGAATCCCCGACTAGACCAGAGTTTATAAAGTCTTGTTCAGCAACAATAACTCTTTGAACAACCCCATCTTTTATTTCAGCAAAATGACTCATAATATATCCTATTGAAATTTGTATCTAATGATGACAACCCCAGAACCGCCAGCGCCTACAGTACAACTAGCACTACCAGCACCACCGCCCCCACCGCCGGTATTTACCGTTCCACTGACTGCACTAGCAGTACAATTACCATATGATCCCGCTCCTCCGCCACCAGCGCCGCCGGGTGCCAATAATGTCTCACCAGCACCTCCACCGCCTCCGCCTCTTGTTACAGAGGCTCCTGTTATTGAGGACGCCGACCCATCACCACCAGCACCTCCAGAACTACCTGCTGCATCATAACCAACCTCAGAAGCACCACCACCGCCACCTCCGCCATTATTTGTAAGTGCTAACCCGTCACCACCGGCATAACCCTCAACTGGAGAGTAACCACCTGCATTACCGGCTCCCGGCCCTTCAGGTGAAACGCCAAATCCGCCACCACCAGAACCTCCGTCGCCGCCGGCTTGTCCGGGGGAGTGAATAGAACCACCACCACCTCCGCCCGTAGCGTTAAAACCTAATCCTGATGTTGTAGTACCATTAGTTCCGGCTACTGTTGTACTAGTAGACCCTGCTCCTCCCCCACCAATGGTAATAGTATATGCCTGTAGAGTAACTGCCTGACTAGTTGGCGCTCTGTAACCACCCGCACCTCCGCCACCGGCTGAAAAAGAATTAGGAGTATTACCTCTACCTCCTCCGCCTCCACCAGCAACAACCAACACATCTACAGGTGCGCCAGATTTTGTTACATTAAATACTGCGGAACTATTAAAAGTATGAACCTTATAATCTCCATCTGTAGTTACAGTTCCTCCCGTTGCAGCAGTGATTGCTGGAAATCCTCCAGAACCATCCCCCATATTTGCCCAAACATTAGCCCCTCCGGTAACATCTGTAGCAATGTAGCCTTCACCAGAGGTTGAATTTAGCCATAGATGTCCAACGGCAGAAGGATTTGTACTCACAGTGGGATCAGAAGAAGATATTGTGGCGTCAGTTAATGCCGCTAGAGTGTCTACTCCAGCCGCAGCCCATGTCGGATTAGCCCCAGTACCCTGAGTCTTTAGAAAATGACCAGAAGTTCCAAAGCCTAGTCTTGCGGGTGCGCCTGATGCGCCGTAGTAAAGGACGTCACCCTGCGTACCATCATCAAGTTTAGCAAGGGTTACATTGTTATCAAGAATCTTAGCCGTAATTACGGAATCAGACTGTAACTTTGCGGCTGAAACAGTGTCATCACCGGGCGTGGGTATCTCTGCCAACTGGCCTAAGTGAACCACTTGTACATTGTCAGTTCCTGACGGTACAGTTCCGGTAAAGGTCAGTGACGTACCGCTTAATGTGTACGCACTGGTATCCTGTCTTACGCCGCTTATGAAAACCAGTAGTGCTGCTAAGTTAGGTGGCGCATAATCAAGCGTCACCGTCATGGCAGTGCCATCCCCGTCAAAGAACTTAGATGGGAACTGAGCGAATTGTGGGGGGCTTCCTAAATAACTCATATTAACTCCATCCTAGTGAGACTGCGTGTATTCTTGTAGTTTTACTGGCGGATTGGTTATGCGTAGTAATCTTATATCGCATGGATGTTCCAGAAGTTTCCCCGGATAAATCAACACCGTTAGCGGTTAGGATTGTTTGCCCTCCACTTGTACCTTGAGATACTAAGGTAACAGCAGATGTATAATCCGATCCATCTCTTGTGATGTATGCTTTAATATCTGTATTGACTGTAGTAGTTCCAGCGCCATTGGAGGTTGTAATTACTAAATCACCATTAGTTGGTGCAGACTCAGCAGTTACGGCGTTAGAAACAAGAGTGAGGTCTGATCCTTCTACAACTGTATTGTATTTCAACAAAACAACACCATCGCCTCCATCACCTCCAACCATTCCTGCTTCACCGTAAGAACCGCCACCTCCACCACCAGTATTAACTAGCGCATCATGTCCATAACCAGCAGGAGAACCTGTAGGTGGGGTAGTACCGCCAACTCCATCAGCGCCGCCGCCTACACCTCCAGCACCTCCAGTCTCAGAGGCAGCACCACCTCCGCCGCCACCGCCGCCGAAGTATCCACCATCACTACCACCAGATGCCGCATTGGATGAGTTTGTACCATAAGCCACAAAAGTAGAGAATAATCTACCAGCACCCCCAACTCCAGCCACAGACCCTGTTGCTGGCGGCATAAATTCTCCTATACCTCCGGCGCCACCACCACCTCCGCCTTTGGAGCCTCCACTACTTGCTCCATCACCTGCCGGGAATCCATATCCGGTTCCCCCGCCAGAATCTCCCTGAGTTGCGGCACCTCCGGGGGTAGCATAACCACCATTACCACCACCGCCCGATCCGCCATCTCCCCCAGCGTTACTGGGGCTAATTCCGCTTGATCCAAAACCACCACCTATGGCTGTCATTGGGGATTGACTTCCTTCTGCTCTTGAATTAAATACAGAATCACCACCATTAACAGGGTTTGTATTATAGAGAGTTCCTGCGCTGCCAGCGCCAACTGTTATATCATATGTAACAGCGGGAACTACAGTATAATTTGTGTGGTGAACTACACCACCAGCGCCTCCACCCCCACCTAATCCACTAGAGCCACCACCTCCAGCAACAACCAATATTTCTGCCCTAGTTACATCAGTCGGACAAGTCCAAGTATCTGCACCTGTAGAAGTGGACGCATTGAATGTATCTGCCCCTACAGCAGCACCAGTGTAGTATTTACCACCAATAGACCTGTATTCATTAGTGGAATTACCCGCATCCACCCCGGAGGTATCTTCAAAGGAGTCTACCGACTGGTCAACTAGGTTATACCTAGCAAGGTTTCCATTGGCTTGCGTCTTAAATGCAAGAAGGGCTATATCATCTTTGTTTGCAGTAATACCAGAGGTATCCACATTCCCCAACTGCGCCGTTGGAACTGAGCCGCTAGACAAATTAGACGCATTAGTGGGGTCAGTATCCATGTTAGCCGTAAGAACCTCTCCGGTTCCTAAAGTTCTTACCCCTTCTGTTACTTTTGTTATTGCCATAATTTATTCTCTACTTGAATGGTGGGCCGACAAACCATGCGACCAATGAGTATCTTGTTCCTTTTGTTACAGGAGTTACCTGATGTTCCATAAATGATGGGAAGACTATTACTGAGCCAGCGTTCTTGAAGTCTGGGGTTTCAACTGTATTTTTCAGTTTATTATAGTGAGCAAATTGAAACTCTCCACCCTGATAATTACCATTAAGCAGAATGGTCATGCTTAACTTTCTTATATTACCGTGAAGAAACTTTTTATCTGGTAAATCATACTTAGACAAACAATCTGAACCGCCATCCGTATGCCAAGTATAAAACCCATTTGGTTTATATTCAGTTATCTGCATGGACTCTACCGCAGTAATGTCAAAGTTCCATCCAGCCTCTTTGTTGGCATGGGCCATATAAGGCCATGCTAAATCAATAACCCACTGCTCATTAGTCCAACTTGCGCCACTTTCCCTAACCTTCTTATTCTCACCTCTCTCCAGCACTATTCCGGTTTTTCTTTCCTCTTTAGTAATCCCCTCATTCAAGGACACCTGCGCTGCCTTAAAATCATTCTTCCCAAGAGCCTTTATTTTGTTACACGTCTTTTTGTCTAATGCTGAAGTCCAAAAGTACCACTCATTTGTCAGTTGCATTTAACTCCATCCCAAACTCACTGCTTGGATTCTAGTTTCTTTTGCTGCGGTTTGATTTAGAGTTTCTATTTTCCACCTCATAGATGTGCCAGAGGTTATACCGGATAAATCAACGCCATTTGCAGTAAGAATTGTATGACCACCAGTGTCGCCCTGATCCACTAAAGTAACAGCGCTTGTGTATGCTGACCCATCCCTGCTTATATAGGCTTTAATATCTGTATTTATGGTTGCGGTTCCTATACCATTGGTAAAGGTAATGACAAGATCACCAGTAGTGGGTGCGGATTCTGCAGTTACTGCATTAGAGACAAGAGTCATATTGTTGATTGACTTAAATGCTCCATCTACAAACCTGAGAACCACAATACCTGAACCACCCGCACCGCCAGCGTGCTGAGTCCCGCCGCCTCCGGGTTGTGCGCCGCCGCCGCCGCCTCCTGAACCAGTATTAGCGGATGCAGACGTACCCGTAGCATTATCACCACCGGCCCCCGCACCAGCGCCTCCCCCAGCACCGGCACCGCCGCCTCTAGCGCCGCCTCCGCCACCTGCGGCATATGCGACATCTACTCCCGTCCTGAAATCATTATTGGTAAAAGCACCTCCAGTACCGCTGGGTGTATTACCTGCGGCTGATGAACCACCACCTCCGCCACCACGCCTATAAGGACTAGCCACGCCAGTAGCGCCATCATAACCCTCTACAGGCGAGTAACCTCCTGCATTACCGGAGCCAATCGCTCCTGCAGAGCCACCTTCTCTACCGCCACCACCACCTGACCCACCATCACCACCATCCTTAGCCGGGGGTGAAGTAGTGCCAGCTCCCCCACCCACACCACCACCAGTAGCAGATAGTAATGCGCCAAACGATGAATCTGCGCCACTTGTGCTTGGGCCGCCAGTTTGGCTAGTTCCTCCAGCACCAACAACTACGGCGTGAGTGGCATCAGTGATTGTCATTCCAGTAGGCGCTCTAAAACCTCCAGCGCCTCCGCCACCAGCATTCCATGCACCACCAGCACCTCCACCAGCGACTACAAGAAGATCAGCAGTTCCCACTCCATTGGCAATAAAATCTCCGCTTGATAGAAAAGTGTGTACTACATAATCAGTACCACTATCCGTGTAAGTTGTTATTGTTCCATCGCCCGATGGCGTTGCTGGCGCAGTTCCAGAATAGTATTTTCCAGAAGCATCTCTTGTCTCTCCGGTTGAACCAGAAGCATCAACACCAGAAGCATCCTCAAAAGCGTCAATAGACTGATCCACAAGATTATATCTTGCTAAAGAACCATTGGCCGCTACCTTGAACCCTAGTAGTGCAATGTCATCTTGATTAGCAGTTATGCCAGAAGTATCTACTGCGGCGTAAGTTTGGTCACCCCTTAAAAATGTACTGGATGAGGCTGTGCCTGATCCCAGTCTTGCAGTGCCAACAGTACCTGAAGAGATATTATCTGCATCAGTAGTATCAGTTGTAGCGGATGCAGCCAGACCAGCAACCTTAGTATTGGCTATGGCAGCAGACGCATTAACGTCTACATTGAGGATTGCACCATCTTCAATATCGTCTGATGTCAGCGCAATAGTCGGCCTGACTTTACCCATATAAGACATTATGTTATCTCCAAGACACCTACGACGCACTCAAGGTCGCCCGTGGCGGATGCTGTAGCAGCCAGAATATCACCAGCCTCAAGATTTATCGCCTTGTCTACTAC